CACTTGGGGTTGTTCTACTTCGCTCGGAGTAACTGGCGGTTGGCCTGCCAAGCCTTCTGGATCAGTTACAGGGGCTTCACCAACGGGAGGTACCTCTTTCTGGTACTGAGCATTGGTCAGCTCTTCAATCTCACTGTTAAGTTTTTCTACCTGTTTGTTCAAATTGGTTCTCCTCTACTACACGAGTAGTGATTACTCCTAGACACCAGAAGGTGTGGTTAAGAGTAGACTATCCTATAGCACTTGTTAAAGTATCTACTACTTCAAGACTACCCTGGATATGTCGGATAGTCTTCATCTCATTAGCTTTCTTTAGCTTCTTTGTAAGGGATTCCTCAGTCTTCCTCAATACTTCTTTAAGAACTAGAAGATTACCTTGAGAAATCTCTTTCTTCTCTTGGGGAGTTATCCTAATCATATACCACTCCCTTGAGTCAGCTTAACGGCAATCTCTCTAGCTGCAAGTTCTTTCTTTGTATCATTAGAATCTTTGTTAGCTAGGATTCTAGAAGATGCCATCCTATCAGCTTGACGACCAAAAGCTTCTATTTCTTTAGCCTTAAGCTCTTGATCAATACGTTTCTCCTCTGCTCTACGCTGTTCTTTCATAACCGCCAGCTCAGTAGAAATCTTATGCATCCTCTCCTGGCCGCCAATCTGTGTTTCAGCTTGGAGATTCTTAAGTTTTGCTTTAAATTCCTCCATATCTTTAGCAGCCTGTTGTTGCTGTTGGGCGGATTCTGCTTGCTGTTTCTCTTGTACTTTAAACTCAAGTCTTGTAGGAACAACCTCATCTTTGAATCCTAAGTCCTCAGCAATCTCCCGGATTAGTTGTGCTCTACGTTCCTTACCCATGATCTCTTGATCCACCTGATTAGCTGTAACTGCAAGGAACTCATTACGTTTAATCTGTTCAGCAGCTTTTATTGTGAGTGTGGATGAGCCAAGGGGTATAACTTCTACATCCCCCTCATAAGGTATCTCATTAAGCAACACATTCCAGAAGAACTGGAAGCCAACCCTTTTGACTATGACTCCAGAGTCAATGTTTCTAATTGCGTCTTTGATCTGTTTGGAGGCAGCATCAAGTAACATTGCTAACCCTTGTGCAGTAGCTCCAGCCCCTTTATTCTGCTCGTTGCCATGAGCATATCTTGGGATGCCACTAGCATCATCGGCCTTCTGTTCAAACTTCTCGTAAACGGCTAACAATTCACCAGCTACACTCCTAGGTTGGTAGAAGTTTATTGCATTACGGTTATTGTTAGAAGGGTCACTGACAACTTGGTGGATCTGGAAGGGGTAAAGGTTCTCTACTTGTGAATCATCTGCTAGAAGATCTACAACAACTTCTGCTTGTGGGCCTGCCGCAAAGGCCATATTCTTAGCGAGTGACCTAGCAGTAGCATTACACATCTTCTGAATATATTCTAATAGATGTGGGAGAGATCTTCCCCAGATACTACCTGGGCGAGACTGGTAGCTGGCACAGTAGTAGGGTCTTCGACCAAGAGGATCATCATTGATAATACATTTAACTACTTCACTACCTATTAGGATAGCCTCTACTTCAACCATCTTAAAGGGATCACCTAAAGGAACATCCTCCATTCCCCATTCTAAAAGAGTCTTAACGTCTACACTCCCATGGAAATGTATCGCATGGAAGATGTTTCTGTTAGCTTCAAACTGATTGCCTCTTTTCTCCAGGATTGCTTTATCACTCTCCACACTTGTAGAACTCCACTCCCACCAAGCACCACTACTATTGGTGAGGGGATTACTATCAAGAACCTTGATTATCTTATCTGTTTTATACCCCGGTATCCCTCTAAGGTCTGAGACTTCTTTCCTCGTTAACCTGAGGTGTTCACATAAGTTCCCATCATTGAGTGTTGCTGCTTCTGGTGCGGGGTAAATATCAAAAGGTGATACTATCTTATTTACGAAAACTATCTTGTTCTCTGCACCTACGATTCCCTTCACATACGTTGGAGAAGGTTTCTTTGAAAGGATTGGGCCTTTAAGAAAGGCTGTGGGGAATATTGAGAAATTATCTATAAACTCAGCCAGCACATCATTGAAGTCACCCTCTTGAAGTTGATCTTCTATCTGGGACTCCATCATAGAAAGATTGAAGTCAGCTTCCTTTTTAATCTCATCAAGAATTGCCTCTTTAATATCTCTACGAGTTTGGTTGAAAGATCGCAAAGTTGTTTGAGCATCTTCCACAGTAGTTGATCCTAATTGAGAAAACTCCTTCTTGATAGAGTCTTCTATCTTAGCTTCTACTTCTTTAGGGAGGGAAGGCAACCTCTTAGTAGAGAGACTCCAAGCTTTACCTTTCGCAGGGAGAAGAATATCTTTAATCCAGCTGGCGGCAGCTCTACTTTTTGTAGAGGTAATATTCATCCAGATAGGGGTTTGGTTATTCTCCTCAATAAGAGTGAGTTCTTCTGGAGAATACTCCCCATTATACCATCTGAGAGAATCTATAATATCTTTTTCTATACCAGAATTTCTCCTAGCATCTCTGTTGATAGTGAACTCCCCAACGATATAAGAGGCTAAGGAATCCATAGATATCTCGTGGTGGGCGAGTTGTTCTTCCTCTTCTTCAAGAAGAGTATCCCTCTCACTATCAGCAATCTCTTTAAGTTCGGATGGGCCTAGCACCTTAACTACTGGAGGTACCATTCCTATTTCTTCTTGATTAAGTTCTATCATATTTTCTTCTTTTAGTAAGGTTGGTCAGGATGGAAGGATTCGAACCTCCGACTCGATGCTTCCAAAGCACACACTCTACCAGACTGAGCTACACCCTGATTGTATATGGTACCCCCAGAGAGATTCGAACTCTCACTACCTTGCTTCTAAGGCAAGTGCCTCTACCAGTTGGGCTACAGGGGCATAGGTACTTCTGGAGCCGCTTCAAGGAATTGAACCCTGTTCCCTTGCTTACAAGGCAAGACATCATCCAAATAAATGTTTAAACGGCTTGTTGGCAGAAGGTGGAGGAGTCGAACCCCTGTGTTTCACCACACCCTGGCGTTCAAAACCAGTTGCAGACCATCTAGCGGCACCTTCTATTGGTACAGGCTGAGAGATTCGAACTCTCACTTAACAGGGCTTAAACCTGTTGTCTCTGCCGTTGGACTAAGCCTGTGGAGTTACTTCCCTAGGTTGGCAGAAGAACCAGGGTTCGAACCTGGGATAGGAGAGTCAAAGTCTCCGGTGTTGCCTACTACACTATTCTTCTACACGAATATTGTACTTCTTCTTGTTGTTACAAGGGGGACAACTTTCTTCCTAGTAGAAGTGAAGTTATACACTTGGTCAGCAAAGGTAAGAGCTAAGGCATCCAATTCATCTGGGGAAGGATTACCTCTTTTCTTCATATCCTTTTTGCTTTCTAGAACTATTTGTAGTTTATTGTTGAAGGTGTAATTAATCCCAACGAAACCATCTCTTAAAGCTTTATTACCACTTGGTATATCAGCAGTTGGTAGCCAGTCTTTTACTCTACCACAAAGCTCACTCCTCACATTAAAGTAAGTCTTTTGGTCTTGACTTCTGTTAGAGACTACTACCTCAACTACGGGGAGATGAAATCTCTTGAGTTGATCAACTACTCCAGCACCAACCCCAATACCATCTACATAAACACTACCAGGTGAATATACCCTATAGAGTTTTAATACCTCTTGAGAAACTTCTACAGTATCTAACCCTTTGAAAGAGACTATCGCTAGAACCTTTGGCCCTTGTCTAACAACAACAACTGTAGAGTCCTTCCCAAACCTAGCAACATCTACTCCCATAACTATGGGGAAGTTGGCGTAAACACTAGCAGGAACAACTCTATTGAAAGCCTCTTCAACAATCTCTGTGGAGAAGAACTGTGCTTCATCCATAGTCGGGAACTCGCCAAGTACCCTCATCTTGAAGAAGTCACTGTCTTCTCCGTAGTAATCTTTTACCTCTTGTATCCACTCTTTATCTACATTAGGTGAATCGTAGGAAGTAAAAGTGTGGAGATCCCACACAGTATTATCTTCTTGTTGAAACAGTTCGTAAAAACTCCCGGAAGATCTAACGGGGTTACTAACTAAAGCAAAGCAAGTGTTACCATAACTAAGTGTCCCTAGTAAGGTATCAAAAGTTTTACTTGGTAGAGCACTACCTTCATCTACCATAATCACTACTTTATCAGCATGGAGTCCAGCTAACCCCTCTGTATTCTCATTGTTACCAGTTACGAAAGAGAAGAATTGAGTGTCTTTCTTCCCTTTGATAAATAACTTCTCGCTAGTAACCTCATAGAAAGTATTATAAGGAGCCCTCATGGTTCTCATCCACTTGACTATCTCACTCTTTAATACACGTTGTAATTGGTTAGCAGTTGGAGCTGTTAGAATACCTTTACAGTTGGGGTATACTACAAGAAAGAATAAACTCATCCAGGCTAGTACAGCACTCTTTCCACTAGCAGTACAACTCTTTACAGCTACCCTAGAATCATCTTTAGCTATAGAGAGGATTAGTTTCTTTTGTTGTTCTGTGGGTTCTACTCCAATGACATTCCTTACGAAATCTATTGGATGGGAACGATAATACTTGTTTCTTTCTGCTAGTCTAAGAGATAATGGCTGGGTTTCTCTAGCCATTTAGTCTAACCTCATGAGTTCTTTACTTGGGGGATTGGCACTGTCTAAAGACTCTAGGTAATCTAAAGCATCACTAGGGGATAGCTCTTCTATTTGAATCTTATCACTAAAAGCACCTACTGTACGACCAAGGTTTTCTATAGTCTTTGCTATCAGGGTATGGCGAGTAGCAGAAGGCATCTTAACGTCTTCCTTTATAGCAGACAGTTCTTGTAGTAGTTCACTTTGAATAAACTCTTTGTCGATAGAGTCTATAAGAGGTTGAACCTTCTCTTCTCTAAGGGAAGTAATATAACTTAAAATATTAGGTTTAGTCCTTAAGTATTCAGCTCTTAGTCTACAAGCTGTTGTATATCTTAAAGTATCAGTAGCATTCTCCCCGGCCTTCTTCATTAAACCAGTGGCTAAACCACTCTCTTCTATAGCAGTTAGTGGATTACCAGTAGTAACTAGTATTTGGCTAAACAATAGCTCATTGTCTGTGAGGTAGGGGTCATTATCATCAGAGAGGAGGGTGAGGAACTTCTTGTTAATATCTTTACTCTCTTGGATAGCTTTAAGAGATAAATACCCTCTACTAGGGGAGGGGTTGTTTCTATTAGAGTTGTGGTTATTCACATGGATAGAAAGAATCTTAGTCTCCTTTAGATTAGTCAGGGAGGCCCATACCCTAGAGATAGCTTGAGAGATGTTTGAAGTATTCGTATTGTATTTCTCGGCTAGTTCCTTATAGTCAGTAGTACCACCCACAAAGTCTTTGACTATAGCAAATGTCTCATCTGGTGAGAGCTTAGACTTTACTTTCTTTCTGGTTACTGTTCGTCTTGCCATAGTCCTCTTTTAGTTCTGGGAGATAGAGAGATTCTAATAGACTTATATACTCTATTAGATATACTTTAGTTCTGGGAGAGTATATCTATTAGATATACTTTAGTTCCGGGAGAGAATATCTAACAGACTTATAAACTCTATTAGATACTTTAGTTATACTATAAGTATATCACCGAACTATAAGTTTGTCACTAAATATTTTAAGAGTTCCTTAGAAAATACTTAAAGTAGAGAGGGAGGTTTGTAGCATATCCCTTTGTAACTGGGGGATTATCTGGGGGTTATATCAACAAGAAAAAACTTTGAGAAAAATCGGGAGCTGCTCTCTATTGGGGACTGGTCGCTCTCCATAAGTGACCTACCCCCCGCACACACCCTCCCCCACTTGCAGATTTACGGGGTGTACCCTCCCCTAGAGTCAACCCCCCACCGGGTG